AGACCTCGCAGACACCCGGCTTGCCCCATTCGGCCCAGGAATTGACGATCGCCGTACGTGCGCCAGTGTCCGGGCTGCCGGGGGCGTTATCGACCAGCGAGACGAGGCGCGGCGCGGTCTCGCCGACGATGTTCGTTTCGGCAATGTCGAGGTAATTCCTCATGAAATCGTTGTCGAATTCGAGTTTGCGCGACCGGCTGCGCAACGCGTCCAGGTCGTTGCGCAGCTCGTCGTCGATGCGCTCGGCGGTGAGCCGCCAGCTTTCGGTCAGGCGGTTGAGTTGTGCGGCGGCAAATCCCCGCGGCTGCGGTGCCGGCGGCGGGGTGCGGCGAAAGATGTTGCGGATCTTGTCGGCAATGGTCATCAGAACCTCAACTGCACGCGGCCAGATTTCTTCGGCCCGACCGATTCGCGCACCTCGCGGCGGTAGCGGTCACGCAGCAGGAGCAGGTCTGGAATCGACAGGCTCTTGAGCTGCTTGTCGCCGATCTGGTATTCCGCTACGCCCATGTCGCGCGACTCGATCCAGGCTTCGAGCGCATCGAGCGTTTTCTGCGCGTGCGTGCGCGCATCGATGCCCGAGACGGCCGCGGCGAAGCTCGGCAGGATGGTGGTCGAGCCGGTCGCGGTGGTGTAGGTCTTGCCGGACTTGGTGACGCGCTCCTGCCAGGCATAGGTGCCGGCAGTCCAGGCGCCCGTGGTGGCGGTGGCGACTTCGACCAGGTGGCTCGCGCCGTCGGCGCTGGCGCTGATGGCGATCTGCACGCCGGTTTTTACCAGCACGTAAGCCAGTGTCCAGCCGTCGTTGGCAGGGTAGTCGGAGAGGGTACGGCGCCAGGTTGCGGTGTCGCCGGCCCGCAAGGTGGCGGGTACGGCGGTCGGGATAGGATGACTCATGCTTGCGTTTTACTCCGGAGGTGTCACGCGGGTAAGGCGGGCGGGGTGACAGCCGATTACCCCGCCACCCGATACACATGCTGCCGGCTCACGCCAAGCCGTTCAGCGACTTCGGCCGCGGAAAGCCCGGCAGCACGGGCGGCGCGGATGGCAGCATGGCGCTCCTGGCAGTTCATCGCCGCGACGCTGACGATGTAGTGACGATCGCCGCCCTGCTCCTGCCTGATCTTGCGCTCCAGCGGCCGCAGGTGTTCGCGCGGCAGTTTCATTTCGGCGGCGACCAGATCGAGGGCGAACGAAAGAAAATCCATTGAAAAAATTCCTTTTAACTTTTAGTTAGGCCCCAGGCAGCTTGTAGTAACCGTGGTAGTCGGGGTGCAGGTGCACCAGTTCCATGCGGTCGATGCGCTCCAACAGAATCTCGCGCTCGCGTTCTCTGCCAGGTGCAGGCGCCTCCCACGGGACCACCACGCACTCGGCGGGGCTCACACGGTACAGCCTGGCCAGCGTGTGCGCGTCAATGAAATGCCGGTCACCATCGTTCTTGCTGGTCACAGGTCCGGGGTGTAGTGCGTACTTTGCTGTCATCGGTCGTCTCGCTTCGGAACCAGGCCTAACTGGTCGGTCGAAGCGACGCCTTGCGGCGTCGCGGTTGTGGTGTGCGAAGGCTGGTGCGCCGCAAGGCGCGCCTCACCTCCAACGTTAGGCGCTTCAAGGCGTGCCAGCAGAAAACCGGCCCGCCTCATCACGCAGCCGTCACCGTCTCGCCATGGGCATGCGCGTGTGCGCGCATCATGGCGTCGATGCGTTCGGCCAGAACATCGGCGTAACCGGCCATGAAAAACGATTGGCAGCGCAGACGGGTCGCTTCGGCTTCCTTCAGGCCAGCAAAGATCGGCGTCTGAAAAAACGCCTTCAGCTTGTTGTGCCGTTCAGTCAGTTCGCGGTGCTCGTCAATCACGCGCTGTTCGTGCGGGGCAAAGTCCATGTCTGTAGTCCTTGAAAGTCGGCGCGTGAATCGGAACACGCGCCTAACCCCTCATTCCAGCCGACGCCTAGCGGCGCGGCTGAATTCGATCGTTATGCGCCAAGCACCGCAACCGTGCCGCACGCGGCGCATTGGCGAAACACCAGCCCGCCGCCGCTGCTGATATGCCGCAGTTGCGGAGCCTGGCACTTTGGGCAATAGCCGCGCTCGGCACGCTTGGCGGCTAGCTTTGTCATCACTGAGGTTTGCAGTTGCGCAGCGGTGTATTCCATTTACCATCCAATGGTGGGGGCGATGCGGCGCGGTGGCGCGTGGCGTTTTTTCGGTTGCGGTGCGGGGGCGGCCGCGGGGTGGGCGTTGGCCGTCGGCGATGCGCTGGCGACTGGCACCGCGGAAACGGGCTCGGCCACCGCGGACAGACGCACCGGCGGTTGTGCCGGCAACGGCCCGGCCAGACGGTTGGCGGCCAGAGCCAGCAGCAGGCAGTCGAGCGCCTCGTTGCGCGGCCGCAGTTGCTTCCATTCGGAAAACACCCGCGAGCCACGCAGCCGCTTGACGAGCTGCTCGGCGGCAAGCTGCGCGAAGTATTCCTCGTCGAACGCGGGATCGGCCGGGAAGTGCAGATAGCCAGGGCCCGGCTTCGGCAGGCGCAACCGGGCGTAGATCAACGACTTGCCCTGATCGACGCCAAGAGGCTCGATCGGCTGCCCGCGCTTGCGGCGCACCCTCAGCCGCATGCGTCGGCGGCGTTCGTCCTCGATCAGCGGGCGGCCCATGCCGGGGATACCTTTCGTCGGCAGCGCCCAGGATTTCCCGGCGACGAACGCCATGACCATCGAGGTGTTATAGCCAGCATCGATGCAGGCCATGCCGACGCGCGCAGCGCGCAGAACCTCGCCCAGATCCTCCCACACTTCCGGGCAGGCGGTGTCGCCGGGGAGCACCAGGTGGTCCAGCAGCCAGCCCTCATCTCCGACGCCCCAGGCGACAAAGGACGCTTCCAGGCGATCCTTCTGCACATCGACGCCGGCGGTAATGCGCAGCACGCGGCGGGCGGCGATCAGGCTGTCGAGCGTGTAGGATTCGACTCGGGCGAGCACGCTGGCGCCGTCGGCGCCTTCGCCCTCCTCGCGCCAGACTTCGCCGAGGTAGGTGTTCACAAACGCCTTCATGGCGGCCGTATCGCCCTGCACGTCAATCCACTTCTGGGCGATCTGGCGCCAGGTCAGGCCCAGCCCGGTGGGAGCGTACAGTGCGTTGATGTGGTAGCCGTGCGTCAGCTTGACATGCGGCCGTTCGGCGATCCAGCGGCCGGCGGCGAGCATCGCGCTCTTCTCGCCTTCGCCAATCTCGGAGCCACAGGCCGTGCAGGCGTACCACGCCGCGGTGACCACCTTCTGCTCGGTGGCGCCGACGCTGGACTGCTCGCCGATGGCGGTGTGATAGCGCAGGTTGCCGAACTGCAGGTGCTGATACTCGCCGCAGTGCGGGCAAGGCACGTGATAGCGGCGGCGGTCGCTGCGCTGGTACGCCTGATCGATGCGCGACTCGTGCTCATTGGTCGGGGTCGAAATGAGGAAGGTTTTGGCGCGTGAGAACGTGCGCTGGCGGTTCTCGATCAGCGTCATGGGGTCGCCCTCGCCGCCGACATCCCACTTGTACGCGTCGACCTCGTCGCAGATCACGTAGGGCAGATGATCGGAGCGCAGCGAGTCGGCTGAATTGGCGCCCGCCTTGATCAGCCGGACATTGGCGCCGTATTCGAGGATGTCGGCACGGTTGGCGCTGCTGCGCGACGCCCGGCTGACGATCTCCTGCAGGCCGGCGTTCTCGGTGATCATTTTCGACAAGCGCGGGTTGAACGATCGGTCGCGCAGTTCGAGCGAGGGAACGACCACCATCATGTCCCGGTTGCCCAGGTGGCGCATGGTGTAGTCGATCCAGTTGAACATCGCCTCGGTGCCGCCGACGCCCGCCGACTTGCAGAACACCACGGTACGTACCGGCGAGTGCTCCGAAAGGTCGTCCTGAATGTCGCGCAGGTACGGGGTCAAGGCGGTGCGCCACTGACCTGGCGCATTGGTGCCGGAGCCGATCCAGCGGTGCTTGTCGGCGTGCTGTGAGACGGTGATCAGGTCCCGCGGCCGCGCGCCACGCCGGAAGCGGGCGCCGAACTCAGGCAGCGCGCGACTCACGGCGGCTGCCTGCTGGCCGATGCGGTCGAGCAGGGTATGCACGGCGTCCGAGAGCAGGTAATGCACCTCGGTTTCGTCATGCCGCCCCTCGATGGCCTGCGCCAGGCGATGCGGCAGCGCCCGCAGCTCAGACAGCAGCAGCGCCCGCACCGCCAACGCCGCCCCCAGCAAATCCTCGGCCTTGCGCGTCTCGGCCATCGCTTCGGCCAGCTCGCGCTCGGCCTCCACAGCTTTCAGGCGCGTGCGCTCGGTC